TTACTAACCATCGTCAAACGAGCGATTATGTAGCTAATGCTGCTCTAATTACTTCACAGTCAAATACAACACCAATGACCATCCAGTTCGCTGGCGGTCAGGACGGTGCTGCTGAAACTGCTCCAGTAATTGGTGCTCTAACAACTGCTTATGACTTATTCAAGTCGACTGAAACTTCTGCTGTTTCTCTACTTCTAACAGGTAAGTCAGACGATACAAATACAACTCAGTTAGCTAACTATTTAATTCAAAACATCGCCCAGCCTCGTCAGGACTGTGTTGTGTTCGTATCACCTAATAGGTCAACTGTTGTCAATAATGCTGGTAACGAAGCTACCTCGATTGTGAGTTTCCGCAATGGTCTAACGAACTCCTCTTATGCTGTTCTAGATTCTGGTTACAAGTATCAGTATGACAAGTACAGTGACATCTATCGCTATATCCCACTAAATGGTGATATTGCTGGTCTATGCGCTTTTACTGATAATGCTAAGGATCCCTGGTATTCACCTGCTGGTTTCAATCGTGGTCAGATTAAGAATGTTGTTAAGCTTGCTTTCAATCCAAGCAAGGCTCAACGCGACCTTCTATATCCAAACGCAGTAAACCCAGTTGTAACTTTCCCAGGTCAGGGTACAGTTCTATTCGGTGACAAGACGCTACAGGCTAAGTCTTCTGCATTCGATCGTATTAATGTTCGTAGGTTGTTTATCGTTCTTGAGAAAGCAATTTCGGCTGCTGCTCAGTACTCGCTCTTTGAGTTCAACGATGCCTTTACTCGGTCACAGTTCGTATCATTAGTTACTCCATTCCTCCAGGATGTACAAGGTAGACAGGGTATCTATGACTTCCGCGTTGTTTGCGATGACTCAAACAATACTGCGCAGGTTATCGATGCTAACCAATTTGTTGGTGACATCTATGTCAAGCCAGCTCGTTCTGTAAACTTCATCCAGCTAAACTTTGTGGCTGTTAGGACTGGCGTTGAGTTCTCCGAAATCGTAGGCAAATTCTAATAAATATAAAGAAAACAGGAGAAATTAAAGATGTCCTTCAATATTAATGAAATTAAGGCTCAACTAACGGGTGGCGGCGCAAGGCAGTCACTCTTTAGCGTTCAGTTTAATAATCCAGCTAATGGTGTTTCGAACATTAAGGTTCCATTCATGGTTCGTGCTTCTAGTATTCCTGAAGCAATCTTAGGAACTATTCAAATTCCTTACTTTGGTCGTAAAGTGAATATTGCTGGTGATAGAACTTTTAATCCCTGGAGTGTAACGGTAATTAACGATGAAGACTTCCAGATCCGTAATGGTCTAGAGCAGTGGTCTAATAAGATTAATACTTTTGAAGGAAACCTTAGAGATTTCGGTGGCCCTTCGCCACTACTTTATAAGCAAAATGCTACTGTATCACAATATGGTAAAACTGGCGCGGTCATTCGTGAGTATACCTTCCATGGAATTTTCCCAACTGATATTTCCGCTATTCAGTTAGATTGGAACGCTACTGATCAGATTGAAGAATTCACAGCAACATTTAGATATGATTTCTGGGAAGTAACTGGCGGCAACACTGGTAATGCAGGTGGTAAGTAAATATAATACATTATTGATAAGGTGATATGATGAAGATTTTTGGATTTGAAATCAAAAGAGAAAATGAACAATTAGACATTCCGTCATTTGCTCCTAGAGAGTCTGATGACGGTGCACTAGTCGTTTCAGCTGGTGGTACATTCGGTACATACCTTGATCTTGAAGGTTCAGCCAGAACAGAAGCAGAAATTGTAGCTAAGTATCGCGAGATGGCAGTTCAACCAGAAGTTGATCTTGCCATCAGTGACATCATATCCGAAGCTATTGTGAAGGAAAGCAAAGAGAAAATCGTTGAGATTGATCTTGATGATTTAGATTACACTGATAATATCAAAGAAAGAATTACTCAAGAGTGGGATAAGATTTCTGAGTTATTTGATTTTAATAACTATGGTTATGAAATCTTCAAGCGTTGGTATGTTGATGGTCGTATTTACTATCATGTAATGATCGACGTTAATGATCCTCGCTCTGGTATTCAAGAATTACGTTACATTGATCCTCGTAAGATCCGTAAGATCCGCGCTGTTAAGCGTATTCGTAAGGACATGGTATATACTAACGTAACAGACAGCGAATTCTACATGTATAATGAAAGAGGCTTCAAGGGAGCTTCCGCCACTGGTATGGATAATCAGGGTGTGCAAATTGCAAAGGATTCTATCCTACATGTAACATCAGGCGTAGTTGATAAGGATAATAAGATCGTACTTGGTTATTTGCATAAAGCAATTAAGCCACTCAATCAATTACGCATCCTTGAAGATGCCACAGTAATTTATCGTATTGCTCGCGCACCTGAACGTCGTATCTTTAGCATTGACGTTGGCAACCTTCCTAAGATGAAGGCTGAACAGTATGTCCGTGATATGATGGTTAAGCATAAGAATCGTTTAGTGTATGATGCTACAACAGGTAATGTAAGAGACGATCGTAAGTTTCTTACCATGCTAGATGACTATTGGTTCCCACGTCGTAGTGATGGTGGTGGTACTCAGGTACAGACATTAGCATCAGGTGGAAACCTCGGCGAAATGTCTGACGTTGAATATTTCGAAAAGAAATTATTTCAGTCACTTAATGTTCCCACCTCACGGTTACAAGGTGAAGGTGGGTTTAACCTTGGTCGTTCATCAGAGATTAGCCGCGATGAACTTAAGTTCCAGAAGTTCATCCTTCGTTTACGCACTAAGTTCTCAGAGCTATTCTATAAGGTTCTCGAGAAGCAGTTAGTATTAACTGGTGTTATTGCTGATGAAGAATGGCCAAAGATCAGGAATAAGATTCACTTTAACTTCCAGCAGGACAACTACTTCGCTGAGTTAAAGGATCAGGAAATCGTACGTGAACGCATGAATACCGTTGCAATGATGGACCCTTATGTCGGTAAGTATTTCTCTGAGGAATGGATTCGTAAGAACATCCTACAGTTGACCGATGAAGACATCGAGCAAATGGATAAGGAAATACAGGAAGATAAGAAGAAGAACTTTGATCAGCAGGTTATGCAGGCGCAGCAAACTCAGATGCTAACTTCTCCTGATCAGCAAGGTCAACCTGGCCAGCAACCGCCACCTGGTGAACCATCTTCTGGTCCTCAAGAACCACAGCTTAGTCAGTAAAGTAATATAAATATAAATAGAATACATGGAGATTAATATGGCAGAACATACCGTTTCAGATATTATTGATTACGCTATTGACGGCGACGTAGTTAAGATTCAAGCGTCCGTCGACGACTATATGAAGGAAAAGGTTGCTGAAGTTCTTGCCGCTAAGAAGATTGAAGTCGGCAAAACACTTTTTAACTCAGAGGAATAAAATGCCAACACAGGATAAAGATACAGAAATGGCTATTCCTTCACAACCAAGGAAGTTAGCTCGTAAGCTTATGCAGATTGATCTTACGCCTTATGCCATGGGCAGGGCTGCTAAGGAAGTTACCAAGAAGTTTACTGCCAAGCATCCAGTAGAAGTTAGTGACTATCCAGCTGATGATGCTGAGTCTAATAATGCTCGCTTCAAGGGTGGTAAGGTCAATAAAGACAATACTCGTAAAGCCGATTATAAAACAGGCGGAGATGAGAACACTTATGAAAGTGTAATCAAGAGAAAGCTTATCGAAAAGTTTTCTAGCTATGCGATTGCTGAAGCTGGCGAACCAATGTCAGATGCCGCACACGAATTATCACTTCATGCTGATAATGATCGTCATCTATACAGAAACAGTCATGTGCCTGTTGCCAAGAACTTAGAAAAAAAGTTCAAGAAGGGCAGCTATGATCATGAGAAAGCAAAGAAACTTTGGGGCTATCACGCTGATCGTGCAGCACAGAGCTATTCAAAACAACATGGCGATGTAAAAACACCTTGGCACAAGATGTTCACCACTGCTGATCGTAAGCAAGCTGCATCACATATGGCCGATAAGCATCAGGCAGAGATGGATGCC